CACGACCTCCCAATATGTCGTTTGAGTTGCAGGGTTTTGATTAATGTTTCCCTGTTGCAATGATCGATAGTTGGAGCCGGAATAAGAAACATAATCGTCGATGTTGTACGGCTTCGTTGAGTCCCAAGTAATGAATGAAGCGGCTATTGTGACACTACCGGCTATGCCCGCTCCGGCACCGGACGCCGATACGAGATACCAGCCTGCGCTTGGGGGCGACACACCGACTGGTGAAGTGACACCAGGAAATCCATTTGATGGCGCGTATAGATAATAAAGATTGCCAAGTTCTACAACGGCGCCACCGTGATACGATATGCTGGCATCCCATGCCGCGGGCCCAGTGAGCGTTCCACCAGAAAAGGTCAACTGACTATTGTTTACTGGGTCGAGATACGGGCCGTCTATGAACTGCACTTTCTGGAATGTAGCAAAAGCAGTACCGGCAATCGTGCCGGGGCCGATCGTAAGCACATACGGCAGATAAGCGCGGTTAAGAACCAGACCAAAATCCTGATTTTGAACAATGCGGCAGGTTGCCCACGACCCGGATGTGTAGGGGGAAGCTACGCGCAGCACGCGCGAGGCCGTAATTACCGTTCCGGCTGCAATGGATAAAGTCGAACCGTCGATGGTAGCGCCGGTCAATCCATCCGTAAGTGTGAATGTCGATGTCGAAACAAATGTGACTGCGAAAGACCTCTGCCGCAGTGGCAGAGAGCCGCTAGGATGTGCCGCGTCGAAACTGAAATAGATTTCATCGCCGGTAGCCCAAGTGACAGGGCTTGTAAGCGTGAGCAATGCTGGATTATCTGTGCTGATGGACGTGACGGCTTGCGGACCATCAACCGTATAAACCAATTTATGCCCGCTATAGAAGCGTAACCATCCGTCCGTGAACTCGACATCATAGGGCTGGTCAGTCGCAAACTCGATTGAATAAATCTTGGCTGGCTTGTTCTGATAGGTCGGGGCCTTCAGCCGAGAGCCGGGACGGCGCAGCCATGTGCCCTCCTCGATCGGCAGACCATTGCGCGATAAGTTAAGAGCCTGGACATATTTGGGGTGGTCCGTTCGGCCTTGGAAATAAGGCGACCACTCGCCGCCGAGGAAAGATTTTTGTGTATATGAAATCTCCGCCACGGATCAGTACCTCACCGCTAGATAATCATCGCGGGGCGCCTCCTCCGCTTCATTCTCGATGCCGTTGACGGTGCGGGCCTCCGTCATGAACTTGGCATATTCGCCGCTGATGTTTTTCAGCTTCTCGGTCGATTGCGTAATGATCTCGCAGACCTCCAATGCGATGCGGGCCGCAAAGCCTTCGCAGAACATGGCGTCCATTGCCCTGATGTTTGTCACGTCGGCGGTAAAGCGAAGCACGATTGGGTCGCTCTGCCGCGATACGATATAGCCGCCCTCGAATATCCAATCGTTGTAGAGCAGGCTGGACGGCGCCCCCAGGAACGATGTCGATCCTGCCTTGGGGTCTTGGTTGCATTTGCGCAAATATCCGTATGGCAACGGAAACACGTTCTTTGTCTGTGACTGCGAGAACGGCCCGGCCTGCAACGGATAGAAAATGTTGAGCGCCACGAGGTTTGTGCCGACCAACACCCATTGATAGGAGCCGGTAGATGCCGTCACGGTCCACTGCGTTGCAAAGCTGGGCGGGATCAGGTTGATATTGCCATCGACGTTGCTGATGTAATTGGTCGAGGCATAAGTGACGATCGTGCCCTTGTCATAAGTGACGGTTGCATCCCAGGTGTTTGTCACGCTGGGATCGGCGGCATTGCCGCTCATCAGCGACATATAGACCTTGAATGTGCCGTTGCTCTGCGTCTCATAGACCAGATCGCCGGCATAATAGTTGGTCTTGACGGTATATGGCGTGGCCACCAGCGAGCCGAAGTAATTTTCCCATTGGTTGTTGTTGGTGGGGATATTGCCGACATTGCCTGACGCCACCGACAGCCAGTACCGGCTGCCAAAACCGTCGTCATAGGATACCACCTGCCCCATGGCGTAGGTGGTGCCTACCGCCCAGGCCGGCGGTGTCCAAAGCATCGAGTTGGTGTCAACCGGCCGCAGAACCGCGCGGCGGACGGCAAAAGTCCAGTTGTTGCGCCGCAGTTCGGCCTGCCGCAGTTTGGTGTAGCAAGCCTGCACTTCCTTGGCGTTTTTGCTGCTTTCCGTGATGGATGCTATGCGGTTGCCGCCGCAATGCTGTAAGGCACGATTGGCGATATCTTCGACCGAGGTAAATCCTGGGGTCTGAAATAGCATCGGCGGCTCCCTTGATGCCGCAATTTGACCTATTTACGCCCTACCGCAAGGCACTACAGTGCAGCATTAGTCAACCCGAGCGGCGTCAGCCCCCATCCGAGCAGGGTCATATAGCGCCAATCTGCGGGCGACATGGGATTGGGAATGGCTCCTACTGTGCCGTAGGATGTGAACGGCGTTACCCCGCCGTAGTGTGTACCGCCTGCATAATCGCCAGTGTCGCCCGTACCAGCATTACCAAAGTCGGCCAGATTGGTCGTGCCACCATCGTCCGATAAATACCGGCCAGTTCCAATCTGTTTTCTTACGCCAGCGGAGCTATAGGCCCAAAAATCACCCGGCAGATATGTGACCCCATTGTTGCACGAACGTCCCATTGTTTCGGTAATCTCGTGCATCAAACCACCCCACAATGAATATAGTGCACCATCGCAGGACTTCCCATCTACTGTCAGATCGTATGTTCCTGTGTGAATACCTACATAAGCGTGTTCGTCTATTCCTGTGTAGGAATATCCGATGGCTTGCTCCAAACAATGCGGAATGGCTAAGATGCTGGCCCCAGGAAAGAAACTACTAGCCGGGAAATTCGTATCATTATAAGCAACCGCTTGCGCGGAGTTTTTATTCAATGCTTGATAGGCTGATCTTATTCCAGAGTAACTTCCATCTAATCCATAAACATTAGTAGGGGTGACATTCGTGCCCTGCGTTCCGTCTCCAACTGGACCGCCGTTTACCGTGCCATAGCCGAAAGTGATGTTGAGCGTGACATTAGTCTTGCAGCAAAGATTGTTTTGCAGAGTAGCAATGACATTCGCCAAACAAGCCGTCCATGCCGTAGGGTCGGCACTTGTCGCCCAACTAGCCTCGTAAGTCGGCACAATGGTTAGTTTGCCGGGGACAACAGTTGACGCCAATGGTAGCCCGGCGGTCATGGCTTTTGCCAAACGCCACAAGAGAGAATGTCTTGTGTTCCCTGTGAAGAAAATAACAAGACAAAATGCTGACTGTCCATGACAGCGATTGGATCAGTTATAACATAAGTAAAAGGAGCGCCCTGTAGAACATTGTTAACGTAGAAAGCATACGAACCTGTACTCGTTCCGCTTTGAGCAATCGTAGTCCAGATCAATTCGACAGTGGCGTAAGCACTACCATCATAAGCATATACTCTGGATGTGTTTACCGTTTCTCCTGCTGGATTGCTCGATGTGTCCCAAATTATAGTATGTGATTGAGTATTTGTACCGTTAGATTGTCCTTCCGCAATATCAAACTCGATAAATGACGTTGCCGAGCCTGTGAAAAACTCGATTGGAAATATAAAGAATCCAGTTCCAAAAGCATCCACCGTTCCCCATTTCAAAGTTGCCCTAAATGCGCCTCCTGGACCAAAGACACTCCCGGCATAACCTGAACCAGAAGTATATGTTGCAGAAGCTATGTTGATATTTGATGTGGTTGCACCAGCCGTTGAATGTAACGCTCCGCTGACTATGCTTAGATTCCCGGATGATTGCGGAGCAAAGGTAAGCCAAGGATCACGTTGCGGACTGGACACGCCACCAAGATTTGGCCAAGCAAAATCCGTGTACCAATCAAAGCCTGCTGCCTTAGTGTGGCCCGTGTCTATATTAGCGAGACTTGTGAACACCGACATCCTGACAGGCTTTGTCATACCTGCGGCTAGAGCTTGAGGCGATAGAGGGAAGGATGGGGAAAGCTGAGTAATTCCTACTGACATTGTTCAATACGATATTCCGGCGATGGTATGAAGATAAGCGTATAGGCGATCATAAAACGCAGTTGTCAGCGTTGTATTTCCAGCAGAATAAATATCACCACCAATTGATGCCGCCATAATTTGATTGCCTTCTCCGCCCTGTGCTGATGAGACGCCTGAAATGATCGTATTCTGTGAAAGTATGTAAACATTCCCGCTTGTAACTGCTTCGGAAGTTACGGAAGTCACCGACATATCCGTAATACTTCCTGGTGTTGATCCTGAACCGCCCTGCCCAACAAAACCCTTTTGAACCGAAGATGAGTGACGGACGGCTGCGTAGAAACCGCGTCTATCTGTTAATGCAGCAACTCCAGCAGAGTTTCCGGTGTGAACATCATTAATTCTGAAATATGATTTATTATCGGTATAGTTCGGTATGATACCACTATCACCGGCTGCCGTCCCCGCTTGCCCAATACTGGAATAAGCCTGAACATCAGTAACCGTTCTATTGCTATTGTTCCAGACCATCATGTGAGCGGCGTTGGTAGTAAATTTCAATCCACCAGTTGTGAGGTCTAAACCCGTATCAAGCCATGGCCCCGTCCCGACAACAGATGAATTTGAATCTATGCCAGTCCATCCGGCGTCTGCCGTGAAGGTTGCAGAACCCAAAATCCCGGCATGATGAACACAAGGATAGGAAGCAGAGCAAAGATTTAGATTTGCAGTCGTTGAGTCAGCCGTAGCAAAAACATATAAGGCGTCGAGATATGTTGATGTGCCATCCGAATTGAAAATTCCGTCACTCGTCAAACCATTGAGCAGTGTCTGATAAGCAGTCGTATGCGTTCCATCCAAACCGGAAGTGCGGGCTATAAAGTTGGTGTAGGCCGCGCTATCACCGCCACCACCACCGCCTGTAACGACATGTGCAGCGTTCTGGTCAAAACGAGCGTTAGTCCAAGGCAGCGTCACGAGAAGCGACCCACGGCGAGAACTGATACGTTAGCTCCGGTCGTAACCTTCCAAGCCCCGGAACGGCTTACTGCACCGACATAAATCACAAATGGCGTAAGCGTGAGCAGCGCAGTCGTGCCGCCGCCAGGATAGGCAATGAGCGATGTGGCATTGTCCTTGATGGTAACAACACCTGGCGCAGTTGTAGCCGGAATAACTACCATGTGATCGAGATAATCGCCGGTAGCGCCAGTCGATGATTGGATCACCGAGTCGGTTTGCGATGCCGCAACGGCAACGTAATAGCCGGTGTTGTATGTCCAGTCGCTTGCCGGAACCACCGGGGCACTATTGGCCTTGGTCGCCTGACCGTTGGCATTAACGCCGGACTTGACGTTGATGTCGAGGGCGTTGGCGGTATTGGTCAGAGTCGATAGCGCAGTTCCTAGAGCCTGTGCCTGGAAACTGATTTCCTTGGCAACCTGCATCAAGGTAATGGCGGTCGTGTCGGTCGCGGTCGATTTGGCGTCGGCCTTGGCGCCGAGCGTGACCATGGCTCCATCGGCAACCGAGCCGGAAGCTAGGGCACCGGATGCAATAGCGCCGGATGCCACACCACCAGAGGCGATGGAGATTGCTGGTCCGGTCGTACCGTCCGATTTGATCGGGAATGAAACCGGAATGGCTCCGACATCCGGCGATCCGGTGTCAGGCACCCAACAGGCGAGCGAGAATGTCACGCCCGTTGCGGTCGTGATATTGTGATAGACGATACCGGCTGCCATGTTTCAGGCTCCTTTAGGCTGCGAATAGAAGTTGATAGAACGCTCCGGCCCTGCCGGCGACAACAGTCGTGACCGCGATAGACACCGCCAAGTTAGCCGGTGCCGGCGTCACACCACTGACCGAGATCGTAACCGGAATGGTCGGATGCGTGGCATTCACCAGATCGGTGTTATCCAGCACCGTAACAACGCCGGTCGATGAGTTGATCTGGAACGTGCCGGTAGCGTCGGTGATCGACCAACTGGCGGTGCCGGAGAATGAGCCGACAATCGATGCCGTTCCGAGCGTCGTATTGTTAGCCGAAGCTTCCGCAATGGAAGTTGCCGACAACGCGAGGGTCGGTTGCAGATTGCCGAACAGCAGGATCAATCGCTGCGGCTGCATTACGGTGTCTCCGCAATGCCCACCAAATCAGCATAGACTGCGGTCGTTGTGGCGATGACCAGTTCGTAAGTGCCTGACGGCAAATAGGCCGACTGATAACCATTGGCCGAGAATGCCGTCAGGCAAGTAACGTAGGTGGTGCCATCAGCGGCAAGCCGCTTGAGCGTCACGGTGCCAAAGCCGGTTCCCATCACGGTCAAGCCGTACAGGCCGCCCGGCAAGATGAATGCGGCAGGCGTTGCCGACAGGTTTGACCATGTGATGAGCGTGAGCCGATTTCGCATATCAGCCCTTCACGTCGAAGCCGGCCGCAACCAATTGCTGGGAATTCTCGAAGAACCGCTCGAAGGCTTCCATGGCCTTGTTGACTTCCGTCTTGGTCGGCGTCACGCCGTCAAGAATGCGAACCTCGAACAAGGCCGTCGAAGTCGATGATGTCCCGGTCAGGAAATCGGAGTACTTGCTACCCTCAACCCCGCGATGCAGCGCAACGAAATGATCCGACATTCTTGTTCTCCGTTAGAGCGTAGGTGTGCCGGAACCAGCCAAGGTCAACAACGCCGATCGAAGCGCGGCCCGCAACTGGTTCATGTTGGTGATTATAGCCGCATCATAATCCACGACAAGGTTTGCGCTGCTGGTTTCAGCCACGGCGGCATCGGAAAGAACCTGCGCCGCCAGGGCATCAGTATCGACTGTCGTCATGGCGGTAGAGAGCAGACCCCATGCCGTATTGAGCGTAGTGACGTGGCCCTGCGTCGGTGAACCAGCATCGGTCACGAGTTGTGCTACGGCTGCCGCCACGTTGGTCTTGAGTGTACCCTGCATAAGGGCGCTGTCGGTAACAGTCAGATCGACTGCTGTATCCAGCGCGGAGATATTGCCGGCAGCAGTCGAAATAGCGGCGCCGCTCGAATTATAAACACTCTCTCCGATTTGCTGTCCGAGCGTGATCCCTACTGCGTTGCGTGCCATTTGCGGTCACTCGCAATAAAGGACGGTCACGCCCATGCGCGCACCCGTGGTAACAGTAGCTCCATCACAGGTGGCCACGATGTCGAAGAACCCCTTGGGATCGGCCGTCAATCCGCAAGCCTGCCATAGCGGCTGGTTGCGCTTGTCCAACGTGTTCAAAGCCGTGCCGTAGTAGGTACGGTCAACCGGAGCAACCGCACTCGTGCAGTCGATATCGCCGGAGAAGAAGTTGACCTGACTCGTGCTGCCAGAACTGGTCACGACCAGGCCGGCATTGGGTGACGCCGTGCCGTCACTGGTACTGGACGAGTAGTACACGCCAAGCTGGAACTCGCCCTGCGTCATGGCTTCCGCCTCGAAGATTACACGCTTGACCTTGGCGGTCGTCGGCACGCGCACGAGTTGATAGGTCGATGCCAGGGCGTCCAGCGATACCGTGGTGACGAAACCGTTGACCTCTTGCAGCCAGCCGGCCGCGCCCTCGCCAATCGTGGCCTGGGTCGGCGGCACGGTTTCCATAGCCGTGATGATGGCCGATTTCAGATGCGATGTCTGTGCCATGGTCTACCTCAATCGACGTAGAGGACGCAGACGCCCATCTTGCCGGTTCCGGTCGTGACGGTCGTAGTATGCACCGTCCCGACGATATCGAAGTAGCCGCCAGGATCGTTTGCAAGACCGCAGGCATCCCATAGCCGTTTGTTGCGCTTGTCGAGCGTGTTGAGCGCCGTGCCGAAGTAGGTGTAGTCGGCCTGCCCAACCGCAGATGCACAATCGATGTCGCCGGAGAAGTAGTTGACTTGGCTGGTCGAACCGGAACTGGTCACGACCTTGGGCGCGCCGGTCGATAGCTGATTGGCGGCCACTGTGCCGTCAGTCAAGCTGGTCGAGTAATAGACGCCCAACTGCACCTTACCGGCACCCTGGGCCTCGCTCTCGAACAACACCTGCTTGACGCGCGCGTGCGTAGGAACGCGGCAGAACTGGTAGGTGGTCAACACGTCATCGAGCGTGACGGGCGTGACATAGCCGCCGATCGCGCGCACGCGACCGCCAGCGCCCTCACCGGCCGTCGCGAAAACGGCCGGGGTTGCGTCGAGATTGGTAACTGCCGTGGATTTCAGATGAGAGGTTTGTGCCATGGTTGGCTCCTACGGCGTTACGTCAGCGACTGTCGAGGTGTCCGCGCAATCGACTTCGATCACGCGCCCTGGTTCGAGCCGGGTCGCGCCCGAACTCATTTGCGTGTAAATCTGCCAAGGCAGACTGCTCAAATCCTTGCGTTGGGCGATGTCGTTGCGGACATCCTGCCAGACGCCGAGATACAGACCTGACTTCACGAACGCGATGTTGGCGCGCACGTTGGTATCGGCGGCAGCAAGACGTTCCGAATACACGATGTCGAAGCCCATGAAGCGCACGACCTTGCCTTCGACCAGCGTGGGACGATCGGCGCCGGCAAACTCCGTGCTCACCACCTGCACCTGATTGAGAAGGTCGCTCTCGCCCTGGCTGTTGGTGACGATCGTAAGCGGTTCGGTATCGACCTCGACCTGCGCCTTGCGCATGATGCGCTTGGCTTCGATCAGTTTGGCGACGGTCAGGCCGCTGTCGGCGGCAGAACCGAACTCGTCCAGCACAGTGTAGGAACTGGAGATCGATGCCCATGTCTCTGACGTGAGCGCGGCAGCTACGCCGGTTCCGGTAAGCGCGGTGCCAAAGGCTGCCGCGATGATGCGGTCGTCCCATTCACGGGCGACAGCGGCGGCGGCGACTTCGGAATAGCGCGATGTGGGGTCTTGCAGCAGCTTCAACTTGTCGAAGCTGTCGATGAGCTGACTGGCTTCCTTGTCCACCGGCAGAACCCACCGACGTGAGAAGTCCACGTCCTGGCGGTTGAGCGGCGAGAAGCGACCAGCCGGGGCCTGCATCTGGATGTTCTTGATGTATTCGACGGGCGAAGCCTGCTGGCCGATATGATGGCCTTCCATCACGCGACCGCGCAGTTTCGACTCGCGCTGTTGCAGCGCGATCATGAGGTTGGTCGAGAACTCCTCGACGTAAAGTTTGACGAGATTTTCGGACACGGCCGATCCCCTTGTGCGGTTGAACGAAAGAATGATGGCTTTTCCGCTCGAATAGCGGGGCCTCAGACCTT